CGCAACGTGAAGAAAGACTTCGCATCGATTGATGCGGTGCTTCAGGAGTCGGTCAACCGAATCCGTACCGCTGCGTCCCGCGCCGAGGGCATGAGCGGGCTGGCCAGCGGATTCCGCGAGTTGGATAACATCACGTCTGGTTGGCAGAAGTCAGACCTTATCATCCTGGCCGCCCGTCCGGCTATGGGTAAGACCGCCTTCGCGCTCTCTATGGCCAAGAATATCGCCGTAAACAACGAGCACCCTGTGGCTCTCTTCTCGCTTGAGATGAGTAATATCCAACTGGTAAACCGCCTGATATCCGGCGTATGTGAGATTCCGGGTAACAAGCTGCGTGACGGCCGGTTGGCGCCATACGAGTGGAACATCCTGGACAGCAAGATAAACGCCCTGCAGAACGCTCCCATCTACCTGGATGACACACCGTCACTCTCCATCACAGAGTTCCGCACCAAGGCCATACGCCTTAAGCAGGAGCATCAGGTGGAGCTTATAATCATTGACTACCTGCAGCTCATGAATGCCAACGGAATCCGGTTCGGCAACCGCCAGGAGGAGATAAGCACCATATCACGTAACCTCAAGGGTATAGCCAAGGAGCTGGATATCCCTATCATCGCCCTGTCACAGCTTAACCGTGGCGTTGAGGGCCGTGAAGGCTATGAGGGTAAGCGCCCGCAGCTGAGTGACCTGCGTGAGTCGGGTGCCATTGAGCAGGATGCCGATATAGTATGCTTCATCCACCGTCCTGAGTATTACAAGATTTATGAGGATAACAACCACAACGACCTGCACGGCGTAGCCGAGATCATCATCGCCAAGCACCGTAACGGAGGAGTGGGTGACGTGAGACTGTCATTCCGCAGCGATCTGGCCTTGTTTGATAACATCGGCACAGGCGAACCTTCTGCGGCTGCCTCCGTAGGCGGTATCAAGGGCTCCAGGATAAACGACAGCCAAGCCTATCCTTATGGTCCGTTGAGTGCTGATCCTGACACAGGCGACGCCCCGTTCTGACGATGTAAATACCGCCGTCAGAACCAGGCTTCCTATGAGTCCCTTAAGCACCCTCGGATGCTATTGTTTCCACAACACCGGTCTTGGAATTGTCAAGTGTGGTCAGCGTCTGCAGCTTGACCACCCAGCATCCGCGCTCCGACCACCCGTTAAAGGTGCTGATATTCTGGAGCAGGTTAATATAAAGACGCTGGTGGATATTCAGATGCTGCTGTTTGAGTAACGCCAACTCACGAAGGGCTGTACCTCCGTTGCTGGCTGACACCATTGGCACGCCAACCAGCCGCGGGTCCACTTGCAGGGCGAGGAAGATAGGCGAGGTGGACAGCTCCAGCTCATCCTTGCCGGCTTTCACGGCATCGTTGGTGGTCTCCTTGATGTCAACGACCTCCACGTTCTTGTGTTCCTTGCCATCAGGGCCGGTCCACATGAACTGCCGCATGGTTTTACCGGTGTTTTCGCGGTGCTGCAGGAACTCTTCTATCGACTGGTCCAGCTCATCAATGTATTTTTTCTGAGCATCAGGGTTACCCTGATAACCCTCATCGGCAAACACCTGATCCAAGTAGTCAAGGGATATATATATGATACGTCCCCATGTGGTGTTGTTCTCACGCTGTTTGTACTTGTCATAGAGGATAGTTGCCGAGAAGTCGAACGCCTTAGAGGTGAAGACGCTCCACCACGCCGGTTGAGGATAATAGGGTTTGTTCAGGGAAGGATAGAACGTCGGGCAGACTATCCATGTCGGACGGTCCTTTATGCGTGTCTTCTGGTTTGAACTCACTATGTAACGCAGGTCCGAGAGCAGATGTTCAGGCATTGCGGCAGGATACATCTTGAACGTGTTGCTCTGTGTCGCCGTCTCTGCAGACGTGGAACTCACGCCGACAGCGCCCTTGCGACGGAGTGAATCTGAGTAGAAAGCTGTGTTGATATGTCCCCATTGGTTTTTTACACCCAGCCTGGTGCTGTGCGCAGGGAGCATCGAGAGCTGAACTATCTTTGGGTTCCAGGCTCCACGACGTCCGCGCTGCAACCCTATGGTAGGGAAAAAGATGTCAAGCATCACATGATCCTGCATACACTGCGAGAAGTGCAGGTCAAGGTTGTTGTCGTCCAGAAACTCCTTGGCGCCGGGAATATGCTCTGTTTCACCCGCTGCATCCTTCTCGTCGTAGCCATACCATGTGCGCTCCCAGTCCTTCAGGGCTTCGCGGGCTCGCTGGAGGGCTTTCGATTCGTTGGCGCCCGGCTCCTGCCCTGCAGACAATAAGGCTTCTTGCAGCCGTGCCCCTGCAGGACTCCCTCCGCCCTCCGTCTGTTCCAGTTTGTCAATCTGCTGCTGTAACAGCTCCCCTGCATACTTAAACTCTACCAGTTTGCCGTCAGGCATACGGTACATATATCTCACCCCAAGACCTGTAGTCTGATCGGCGATATAGCGGAGTGGTGCAGACGTATAGGGACTCGACATAGCCAGCGGCGGGATGACAGAGGGGATGTTATCACCGGCACCCCACTTCACGTAACCGTCGCCCAGCGTGTTGCCGTCCTTGTCTTTCGGGTGTTCTATGCTGTCGGAGCGCGAGTCGAACGACCACGCCACCCTGCTGAGAGGCCCGTTACTCCACGCTCCGCCACCCATCGAGGCCGCCATATCCTGCGCCCCGGTGTTGGCTGCGTCGGCCATGGCCAGACTGATGTTCCTGACCGTGCCGGGCTTCAGGGCGTCAATGGCCACGAAACCCCTCGAAGTCAATTCCTTATGAAGCTTGTTAAACTCAGACAACGTGTGTGGCTTATGAATAAACCCGACATCACCGCCTTTATTGCTATTCTTCTTTGCCATAGCCTAATCCATGTTTGTATTATGCCCAAAATATACGGCTCAACATACGGGAAATCAAGGGCAGGGCCTATCCTTTCGATATTATCAGATTTTGGTACCGTCCTCGCAGCCCGCCTCCTATCTTCGATTTTCCTGCACCGTGGTACTTCACACCCAAGATGAGGTCGTCAAAGGCGTCGGTCACGTCGGTGCGGGTGCGGGGGTCGCCGCCGATTCCCTCTTCCGATTTCAGTTTCTCCTTAGACTTATCCTTGCGGTAGGTTCCTGGCACGACGGCTGTCTGCTCTATGGCGGCTATAAGCAGCGATGTGTTGCGGTAACCGTCATCCTCACATACCCTGATGGCGGGCGAATCATTGAAAGCCAGGCATGAGTTGATAATACGGTGTTTCAGCTCATGGAGCACCGGAGCGCCCATATCTACGGCAATGACATTCTCCTTCTTCCATCCGAGCCGTATCAGCTCGCGCACCACTACACGGTCGAAGCGGTTGTCTTCGGCTCCCTCAACGGCGTAGGCTGTTGCTCCGCCCTGTTTGATGGTGGCCGTGAAATAGAAGATGATCGTGCCGCCACGACGGCGGAACACGTCATAGGTCTTTGTGATGTCAGAGCAGAGGGCAAGCAGTTTCCTTTCGTTCTGAACATACATGACGCGCTGTATCAGCAGGCTCTCGCGTCCTTCAAAAAAGCGTGTCTGGCCGATTACAGCCATATTGATATTGGCCTGTGCGTCTATGGCAAACCGCAGCGGCTCGTTGAAGTCCAGGTCCGTATCGAGTTCTGCGCTGCCGCCGATGGCCGATACCTCATCCAGGTCAACGCTCTCGGTCTCATAGTCCTGCATCCAGCGGGTCGAGTCTAGTGCCCTACCCTTCTTCTTGCGGGTGAAACGGTCGTGTATCAAACCTGACACCGCCGCATCGCTCTCTGCGTACATGTGGATGCTGGAGTCCCAGTTGGAATAGAAACCGTCGCGGGCGGCGGCTATGCGGATATTAAGAATCTGCCGGTCAAACATATAGGGGGTAAGTTCTCTCTTCATCTGTCTCAGCCACGCCTCTCCGCCCAGGAGAGACAGGTTTTCAAGAGAGCTGAAACGGAAGAAGCACTCGGCCTGACTGCGTAAAAGATTAAGACGACGGAGGTAGTTGTCGTTCTGCGCCAGCTGCACCGCCATCCTCGGATTATGTTTCTCCAGGTACTTCAACTCACCAAGCATCTCGGCAATCTCTTTGTTGATATCCTGTGTCTGGAAATCCTCTTCCTTCTCCCACTCACACTGGCGCATCGTCAGCCCTGCGTCGCTCACCCATAATTGCGAGCAGTAGTATGGATTGGTTTTCTTGTTCGTACCCATACCCCACTGTTTCACCTCGGTCTTACGGGCCGAAGGTGGCATGAAGTCACCACGCAGCGTAGGCAGCAC